CTTCTTATCTGAATTACCATTTACAGAAGTAATTTGAGTTTTTAATTTTACTGTAATATCATTAGATATATTAAGTTTTTTAAGAGATTTTACTTCTTTTTCTATATCTAATTCATCTTTTTGAGTTAATATTCTAAATGTAACTTCATTATTTGTGTTTGGTAAAACAAATCTAAATTCATTATTATTATTAAATAAAGAAAAATCTACTTCTTTATCTTTTAAAGAACTTAAATCAATAACTACTTCTTCAGGAACATCTGTTACAGGATGCTTATATTTTATAGGATAGTTTTTTCCATATCCTAAAATTCTAGATGCAATCATAATTGCGTCACGATCTCCTGCTATTAAATCTTCATAATTAATTTTGCTAACTATCATAGATTGAAACAGTTTATCAAAAACTATTCCTTGTTGTATATAGTTAGAGTTTGTTAAAATGTCTTCTTCTCTTGCAGTCATGTATTTCATTTCAATCTCTCCAGAAGATAGAGGATTTTCTTTAGGATAAACTAACCCTTTTGAAGGTAACTTAACAATTTCTGTTGGTAAATTAAATTTTTGATCTGTCATAAAACGTATTTATTTATAAATATAAGAATAATTAATTTTATAAAATAAAAAAAGCCTCTAGTGATAGAGGCCTTTCCTTTAAGTATATAATTATTCTAGTAATTAAGTACGCAATAATCCATTCCGATAGACAAAGTCAATTCAGTTGGATCAGATGTTGACCAGTCATAGTTTCCGAAAGTAGCTTCTTTAATGAAAGCACCTTTTACAATCCACTCACTTACAATATCACCTACTGGACCTAAAATAGACAAGTTAATATCTTTCTTATAGAAGTCAGAATAACCATCACGTCCAGTTACTGATTCATGATGAAGACGTACCCATTCCATTACAGCCTGCTGTCCTGAAGGAGACACCGGATTGTATAAAGATAAACTCATGTCTCTCCATTCAGCTTTACCTTTGATCTTACGGTAAACGTTGATGTGGTCGAGTTTGATCTCATTTAAAGTTACACCTGGCGCGTCTGCCTTCTTAATCATGTAAGAAGGAATACCATCAATGTACATCACAAATCTATTTGATACTGTTGGTTCAAACGCTGTGAACATTATTTCATTAGGATCCAATACTGGCATTGTATGTTAAGTTTTATTCTACTTATAAATATTCGACAACGAATTTATTTATCTTCTGCGTCTTTTTTCTTCTCTTCAAAAAAACTAGTATCTGTAGATCCAGCACCTGTTTTTTGATCGAGAGATTTTCTAGCTTCAGGATCTTGTTTAATTTTATCAGCAATCATTTTTGCAATACCAGTAATACCTCCAACACCCGCAAGAAATCCTGCGTTATCTTTTGCAAAATCTACTATTTGACTAATAGCATCCATTATTTCAGGACTAACAGCCTCTTCTACGCTTGCTTTTTTATCAGAAGTTTCCATCTCTTGAATTTTTTTATCAAGAGCATCTTTAGCTTTTTTTAATTCATCTAAAGATCTGTCTTTTTTACCATCTTTCATTTCTTCTACTTTTTTCATTCCGTCTTTAGGAAGTTTCTTTTCTTTCACAACTGTCCAGTCACCGTAGGTTTTACCACCTTTTTTGGCTTCAGTCAATGTTAATTGCTCTTTTACACTTTCGTATAGGTGAGCAGGTACTTTAATTCTTAAAATTGTATTATCGTTCATCTTAAGGTTGTTTTATTTTATTGACCAAATGTTGTGCCAGTTGGAAGAATGTTGAAGTCAAGTTGAATGAATTCCGCAGTCTTTGTAGGCTGTAAGTATATTGTACCAACCAATTGGTTACGATCTACCACATCTGGAGTATTATTAGTCTCATCCATTACTACTTGGAATGCATAAAGACCTTGTCTTTGTTGTACTGACTCTAAGTATGGATTAACTTGATTTAAGAATTTGTTTCTTGTTACCTGAGTATTTGGTTCGAATACGATTGTTTCGCCAATTTGACCAATGTAATCTTTAAGGGCAATCAACAATCTTCTTACATTTACACGATCAAGTGCAGATGGTTTTTGTTGAAGAGTCTTCTGACCGTATATTACTGTACCAACTCCAGGGAATGTAGCAATTGGGTTAACTTTACCTTGATAAAGAACGTTACGATCATTAACAGTTAACTTTCTTTCTGGTTGAAGTACTGTAGAAAGAGCACCTCTATTAAGACCTGCTGGAGCAAACCACTCAGCAGCAACCTTATCATTGTATTCGTAAACTGCTGGTACTAATGTTGAAGCTGGAACAAAATTTATTTTACCAGTTTCACGACTTCTAACTTGTACCCATGGCCAATATGTTGCACCATATGAATTATCATAAGATATAGATTTGTTAATTACGGTATTTATTGATTGTCCGTAAGATACCATATCTATAACAGCGATTGCATCTCCTCTATCTTGAACTAAATTAAGTATATTAGATACAGTTGTTGATGCATTTTGGCTATTTAAACCAGGAGCATAAACAACATTAAAGTTATATGAATCTTGATTTTCAAGTAAGCTAAGAGCTATTGAATAATCTGCAGGATGAACTCCTTGAATGTTACTTGTAGGAGAACTTACTACTGAATTTGCTGCAGGTATATTTTCAAAGAAATTAACCGCTGCTTTTCCAAAAGAACCAAATATAGCACCCGCAGCACCGCCGAAAGCACCTTGTACAGATCCTGAACCTACTTGAGGAAGAGAAGATGTGTATTGGTTTTGAGCAAGTCCAGTTTGGCTAAAGTATCCAGGAGTAGGAAGATTTACAGCTTTAACTCTTACATACTTACTTCTATTTTGATAAGATCCTGTAAGTTGTAAATAGTAATCTGCGCCAGTTGAATCTTGTGCTATTGTTTGAGTTTGATCTCCAATAACATAAGCAATATAGTTATTTTGATTTGGATCTAATGAAAGATTATTCCAAGTTTCAAGAATAGTTTTACTATTATTATAATCGTCACCACGACGAATTACTAAACTAAATACACCTGAACCTGTATCAACTCCAGTTACTT